CTAACCCTGCCTTTGCAATTGCAAGCATGAAAACGATGATATATGAATAGCCCCTGCCTCCCTATGCTGGGCGTGCCACAGCTAGGCAAACGAAGAGTCCCCATCATTACATCACAACAAAGATTGCGATGAAGATGGGGAGTTGAATGAAGAGTAAGTACTACTACTTACTACTTACATGATGATGTTTGAGATGAAGGTAGCTCTACCATCCAGTAGATCTCTGAACTTACCATACACAATGATATCAGCTGCATCAGAGAAGTGAGTAGCTTCCTCTTGTGGGAAGTCCTTCTTACGTTCAGATCCTTTATCCTTCTGTATACCCTTGATGTCCTTAGCTGGAGCTTTCTGCATGGATAACAGCAGGCACTTACACTGTGCCTTGTTAAATCTAATCACAGGTAGGTGTGATTCAGATTCCTTCAGTAGTATATTCCATAATAGATATTTGTCCTGGTGTGGTGGATCTAGACCACGCACCATCCTTACAACAGTCCATCCTGCTTCAGTAAGGATTCGTTCAGCCTGCTCAAAGAAAGTAAGATCACTGTTAGCTACTCTACTGTTACCATTACGATCATACCAGAAGTGAATGGTTTTGTTTCTATGCCCTGCATAGTATGGTATAAATTCCTCCTTAAATAAATCATCTAGGATTTTTGGTGATTTAACAAAGAACTCTTTTAAAAATTTGAAAACATCACCATCCTGTTGACACACACACATGCAATTGATAGCTGCTCCCCAGTCTACACTAATCTCAAGAGGCGCGTTAGTGTTGCAATCCGCATCACCTTTAGAGTTAATAGAGTCAATAGATACACGAGTATTGAGTGAATCATAGTAATCGTAATTAAAGTTGATGTAAAAATGATCTTCACTCAATTGTGGATAGAACCCATCAACAATACGAACAGGTCGTTCATTTAGGATCTCTGCGCTATACAGATAATCAGGCATAGTTCTTTTCATTAACCTAAACCATGGTTCTCCTAATACATCATAATTTTCAAAGCTAGAAGCACGCAAATAGAGAAGGCCACTAGGGTTTTCCTGAGCTTCAATTTCTTTATTATAGAGCCATTTCCCAACCTGTGTTAAAGGTGTTGTACCAACAAAAACGGTATTCATAAACTTACGTTTACTTTTAGTTCTTGGATCAGATCCACGCATCGTAGCCAGGACATCGATGTTCAACTTTTCAAGATCAAGTAAATTCACTTCATCACCAATTCCTGAATCTGTATTCAATCCACGACCGGTACCGGATCGATCCTGAGAAATTAAATTGTAAACTGCACCAGTAATAAAATGAATTGCCTTCGAATAATCAAGAGGCGGTTGAAAAGGTTCATCCCATCCCAGTTTACGAGGTGCACGACGTCCAACAAAATAATGTTTATCCTTTATCAATCCCAACCGCTCGAGTCCGGCTATTGTACTTGGAAGTGTCCTGGTTAAAATTTGCTGATAGGTTTCACCAACAATGAAATTATTGCTTCGAGGCATGTCAGTAATTACCTCGTGCATTTCAAAAGCGAGAGAAGTGGATTTACCTAATCCACGACCGCCTTCAATGTACTTCTCCTTCTGTGGAGCTGTCGCCAGGATTAGCTGCGGAAGGTTGAACTTGATCGGCTCTCTCATTTAATTTATGTACTGCTGTTGTTCTTAATTGCATCAGGTTAACAGCTCCATTGGATGCAAGAGCTGCGATCATGTTTGCTACATGATCTGGAACTTCAATTATTGGTGGTTCGACATTAAGAAGAGATGGATCAATTTGTTCTTCCTCATCCTTATCAAGCTTATTTATTTTTACAAGCAATGCCAACGCTGCTTTTTCATTATTGCGATCGTTATTTTTTTTACAACGATTCAAATAATCAATAGCGAAATCATTCGTCATGTTTCGCATCGCTTCTTTGTTGTACTGTATTACATCACCAAACAGTGCCAGGGCAGAATTTACATCCTTATAAAGTACGCGTTTGCTATACTCTGGAAACCTACGTTGAAGCATGATCACTGTTTCGGCAATGCTCTTCGTGTCGCGCATGAAGGTGAATGCTTCCTCCCATCGAGCAAGCATGTTCTTTTCATCCTCATTCAAAATTACATCCTCATTAAGGTAGTAACTTCTAATCTTCGAAAGAGTACTTACAGCGTGACTCATTTTAATTTTAAACTAACCAGGTTAGAATTCAATTCATCTCTGAGTTTCATCGAAAGCGTTTGTGCCGGTGAGCTACCTTGCTTTGCGAGCTTCAAAATCGATTTACGCAGTTCTACCTCTGTACGAAGCGAACCACGAGAAAAAGCAATAGTGATTTCGTGCCCTGGTATAGCCAAACAATTAAGAATATCCTGGTCACTTATCCCGATAACTTTTGCAATCGATTCCGGAGAAAAAAACAATGCCGCCATCTCCTCAACCTCTTTTAATTCTTCCTCTGTAAATTCCATAACTAATCGAGCGGATGACCTTTTTTAATTAAATCCAAAATCCAAGAACTGTGAAAATGTCCTACTGCAGGAAGCGTTGAAATTAAACCGGCTTCTAACCGTGGATTATTCGTCATGTTGGCACTCCCTACAATGCTTACCGTCCATTGATCTGACATAAGCACTGTCACCTTCGCATGACAATCATACTGACGAATCATGGAGAAATTTTGTTGTGCCAACATCAATACATCCGGATTTCTCACTTTAACTCGAGAATCCAGTAATGCACAAAGCCTTTTAATTCTTCCATCTTCCATCGCATCCAAAAACAACCGAACAGGATACTCTTTTAAACTCCATGTTGTGAAATACAAATCGGCTGGACCAATCAGCCCAAGCAAGTGAATTATGAGTTCATGCGTGCTCCATTCACCATTGCTGACATAATGGATCGTGGTATTCTTTTTCAAAGATGGAAATAGCTCATGTATCTTTAAGGATCCTTTACAAAGTAAAAAATCCTGATCACCATCATCATCAACAACGGATGTTTCGAATGTATCACGTTCTTCCTGGACAAGGCTCGACACCCGAAACAGTGGATTATTCCTCATCATCCTCCCTACGCTTAATAATTCGATTGAGCGTTTCTAATTCATCCGTATAGCGAAGCCATGCATCAGCCTTCTCCTTACCTTTTAGCTTGCTTAAATACGTCCTAGTAGTGTTTCTTCGCTTAATTAGTTTCACAGTACTAAGTGCATTCAGGTCGATCCCATCTTTTGGGCGACGAATCCCATAAGTTTGAAAATAATCTAGCTCTCTCCAAATCTCATCAATGCGAGAATACCCGTTCAAAATTTTATCTGCAGCTTTCATGCGGTCCAAATCCGTTGGAAGCAATTCCAGTTTTGCATGCAGTGAACTTGCCTGGCGAATCAATGAACCTTTTTCACCTACTAAAATTTGAAGATCCTCCGGAAGTTTTTTGACATCGATATCCTGAACTTTCTTCTCAGCAAAAACTCGATAATCATCATCAGAAGAAAGCGGATTATCAGCAGCTGAAGGCGTTGGTGTTGATGGTGGAATTTCCTTTTTCGGAGCTTCATGCTCCATAACATGTGGCGTTAATCGCAGTATTTCCTTGAGCTCACTCAGTAATCGAATCGAATTATAATCGTCCTTTCCACCTGCAAAAAGTTTCTTTAAATACTTATTATTTCCAAAGCGTTCAAACAATAATCTTCCTGCTTCATACTCCCTATCATCATCATTAACCCATTGTTGTATCTCTGAAATTGCCATGCACAAAGTACCATGTATTTGCAATTGCAATAAAGGACAAAAAAAATCCTTGACAGCTTTCGCCATCAAGGATTGAAAAAAATAGAAAACCTAACCCTACTCTTTATGCTCAGCCGCATTACCAGCTTTTCCTAATTCTTTTTTATCAGCAATAATTTTGCTTTGTCCAATTTCTCTCTGCAGGTAAGGAAAGCCAGCTTTAAAAATCTCTTCAGCTTTCTCCGCAGTTATCGTGCGAAGATCCACTGTTTCCTTTTTAAAGTGTACCTCTCCTGGCAGGACTCCAATCACCTTAAACTTTCCAGCTAGGTGTGGAGATGGAATGCGTTCCTTATCCATAAACTAAAGAATTACGCTCCTGGAGTAAGTGGAACTGCTGCAGTGTACACCAAGTATGCTGGACCGAAACAAGTAATCTCACCTTCGATACCTCTGTATCCACTTGAGTTTTTACCTGTCATCAATTTACCAGCCATTTCAGCATAGAATTGCTCAGAACCTAACTGACGCAATTTGCCATCAGCCAATGGAACCAACACGATGAAACGATCGTTCTTACCCTGTGTCACGAATCCTAAAAGTTCAGAGTTCTGACCAGGTGTGCGGAACTTAAAGGTAGATTTCAATGAACGTGCATCGCGATCGCCTTGCATTTCATCATCGATTTCACCAGTGTCCATGGTCACGTACACTTTCGTGAACTTTTTACCGGTTTTCATGACATGTGCAGTTGTGATTTCTACATAGTCAGCTAAATCAACAGGCGTAGCCAGTGGCTTCTGAATAGTAAGAATA